CTTGGGAATTTTACTCTACATAGTAGCTGTTATTCTATTTGTACCACTTACAATAATTAACTTTGTTTGTGTATTAGTTAAGTATGGAGTTAAGTGGGTTACAATAGATAGATTTTTTTACGAAACTGCAGTAGATATAGACCGATTTGCAAATCGTAATTTTAGAACACTTTGGAATTTAACTTTACAAAGAAATGGATATAAATTCGGGAATATAAACGAAACAATTTCAAGTGCGTTAGGGAAAAACAAAATAAATAATACATTAACAATAGCGGGTAAAGTCTTATGTTTTATTTTAGACAAGTTAGATGATAACCACTGCATAAAATCTATACAATATGATTAAAAATAACTATCACTTGCATTTAGTAATTGGTTTAATAATTGGAATTATTTTATCTACTACATTTGAAGGAGTGCCTACATTCATTCAATATTTAATTACTACATTTATAGCAACTGTTTCGGGTATTGCTTGGGAGTGGTTTTGGAAAATGTATAATAACTCAGAAATAGATTATAGAGATGTATTTTGGGGTACACTTGGGAGTATTTTAGGTTTAACAATTATTAATATTTTAGTTTTTTAGTTATGGAGTTTTTATACAATAATTGGTTGGCTATATTAGGGTTACTTTCTGCACCGATAGCGTATATCTTTGGTGGTAAGCAAAAGCAAAATGTTGAGTTAAAGAAATCAAATAGTGATGCAGTAGCGAGTATGCAAGCAGTATATGACCAATTTTTAACCGATTATAGAGCAAGAATGGATGAGGTTATGGCTGAACTAAAAGAATCAAAACTAAACTATATTGAATTGCAGAAGCAGTTTAATGCTATTCATTTAAGTTACTCGAAAGAAGTTGAAGTATCTCAAAATTGGGAAAAGTTACATCGTGAGTTAGATAAGAAGTATAAAGAATTAGAAAAATCACACGAAACGCTAAAAAAAGACCACGAATTATTAAGGAAAGAATTTTTAAATTATAAGAAAAAAGATGCCAGTAGCAAAGAACGTTAGTAATATAGTAATACATTGCTCAGCAGGTTTTGGTGACAAAAAGGCAATTGAAAACTTTTGGAAATCTCAAGGATGGAAAAGTCCTGGATACCATAGATTAATTGACTTAAACGGAATAGTACATGAGCTTGCACCATTTAATGCAATTACAAATGGAGTAATGGGTTTTAACGATTCGTCAATACATATATGTTATATTGGTGGTGTAGAAAAAGTAGGCAATACTTTTAAAGGTAAGGATACCAGAACTGATTCGCAAAAAAGAGGAATTGATTATTGCATACAAGAAGCTATTAAATGGCTAAAATTAAATGGTAAAGATGTTACTAAAGATTTAGGAATTGTAGGGCATAGAGATTTTTCAAAAGATAAAAATTCAAATGGTGTTATAGAGAGTTGGGAAAGAATTAAAGAGTGTCCTTCTTTTGAAGTTATTGGAAGTGATATTCATTATTTATATTCAAGCAAAGACAGATACAACAAGTTACCTATTAATTAATAAAATATAAAATGGCAAGAATTAAAACTTACGTTATAGATGGTCTATTGTCTGACAATGATAAAGTTATTGGAACAGATGTAGATTCTCTTAACCAAACAAAAAATTATAAATTATCTGATTTAAGAAATTATTTTGTTGCTGGTTTATCACCCGAAGTTGGAGGTACTTTAAGAATTTCAGAAATAACTTATGAAGGAGAGTTAGATACACCTGAAGATGTTGCAAATAGTTTAGACCCAAGTTTTCAAGTACTACCTTATCATTTGGTATTTATAAACGTAAATGGTCAGCAATTCTTGTTGAAAGAGCAAGACATATTAATTGGAGAAGATGAATTAGCTTTATCTAACAGTGATTTTATTGAGTTTCCTATTTCTGTAGGACCAACAGGGCCAGCAGGACCTACAGGACCAACAGGACCAGCAGGACCACAAGGGGAAGATGGAGTGAGTGTTGTTAATGATGGAATTTCAATAGATGTTACTGGTTCAGGAACTATTGAAGACCCATATACACCTAATCTATTAAACTTACAAAAAGTTGTAACATCATTTCCTTATACATTATCAAATAATGATGATAAGCACGTTGTGTTTTTGGATAATTTAAAAGCAGATGTTGTTGTAAATATACCAAACGGATTGGTAAATAATTTTTCAGCAACACTTGTTCAAAAGGGAGAAGGAGAAGTTGAATTAAACAATACAGGAACAGCTACTATCTTATATCCTTCAGTTGAATTTGAAAATAAAATAAGAGGTCAACACTATTATGTTGATATAGAAAAAGAAATAGCTACAAACAATTACTACTTATTAGGTGATTTAAAACCTTATGGAGACGAAGATGAATTAATTTTGAACTCTGTAACTTTAGATGAAGGAGATGATTATATACTTAACTACACATTACAATTTACAGCTCCATCTGTAAAAGGTTGGTATAAACAAAATTCAAGTTCATTATGGTTGGCAGCAACAGTTGTTGCGCAAGGAAGTGGAGCAATAGGAACTGATGATTTAATAGTTACAATACCAATAACAGGAAGTGTTAATTTTAAGGTTACAGCTGTTAATCCATCAATAGGAACTGTTGTAAGCTCTAATGTAATAACGCAAACAATAACGTAAATATATTTTATTTACCTTTGTTCTTTATTTTAAATTAAATCAAAATGAATATAATAAGAAAAATAACAATTAAGATAGACAAAGATAATGTTATGCACTATCAGACAAACAGTAAAGTTTTTGGTGGTAGTAAAACAGTATCTGATATAATAAAGAAAGACAAGTTCTTTGACATCTATGTAAAAGAGGTAGATAGCAATATGACTATGATATGGAAATCGTTTAGTCAAGATTCTGTACAACATATAGAGTACGAAACTGAATTGTAGTTATGAAGAGTCCTCATTATTTTATAGTAAGACCCATTGGGTCTAATAGATATTCTAATATAACAGATAGTGGTCTTATATTAAATACATCTGTTGAAGACCATAATTTTACTCAAAGACTTGCTGAGGTAATATCAATACCTATAGGGTATGATGGAGATGTTGAAGTTGGAGATACAATTGTTGTTCATCATAACACATTTAGAGTACAATATAATAATCAAGGAATACCATTAGAGAGTAAGTATCATATTGAAGATGATTTGTTTTATGTTGAATTGCCATTATCTTATATGGTTATAAAGAATAGTACAAAAGAAAAGATAGCATTACCTCCATTTTGTTTTGTAGAACAATCTTATATACAAGATAAATGGGAAGGATTAATTGAAGAAAAGCAATTTGGTTTTTTAAGATATAAAAATAAAGATATGATTGACTTTGTTGTTGGAAGCAAAGTTGGAATGAAGGAAGATTCAGAGTATGAATTTAATATTTTTGGAGAAAAACTTTATATGATTAACCAAAATAGAATATTACTTGTAGAATGAAGGGATTAAGTAGAGATATAGAAATAGCTGTTGATACTGTAATTGAAGGATTAGAGTACGAAACTGATATGTCTTTAGTTGACCCAGATAAGGTAAAAACTATTGTTAAAGCTAAAGTGGATTCTTTTAAGTATGGAAAAGAATTAATTGTTAGGTGGCAGAATAGCAATAATGCTCCCTCTGATGCAGTATTAAAAAAATACGTTAAGAGATTAGTCAAGGCTGGAGATGTTGCCTTAAAAGTCCTTAGGCAAGCTTTAAGGGGTAAAATTGACTATGATGAGTTAGACCCTTCAAAGCATCACTTAGCTATATCTGTAAAACCATCAATACATCAAGCTATTGTTGAGATAGATTCTTCATTGATTGAGTTAAGGATGCAGTTAGATGCAGATAATATAAATTTAAAGGATAATGAGTTTAAGAGGGGTTATCCAGAAAAATTTGCTTCAGGTGAGTTTTTACCAATGAAGGATTACTACAGTGAATGGTATGATAAAGAGAATGATGCTATAATATTAGACCCTAAAGGAACTAAAGGAGATATTATAACATTAGATGGTCTTAAAATAATATTACCAAAACAACCATCAAAAAAAAATATACTATTTTCTGAGCTAAATAAGGAAGACCAATATTGGAGAAGGCAATTAGTTCCGACAGGACTATCACAAGATACAGCTGAATCATATACAGAATACATAATAGAAGAATTTAGGAGAAGAAGGGAAGGTATTTGGTTTATGAATAATGGTAAAGCTGAATACTTAACAGGAACACATTACTTTGCCTTACAATGGGTTAAGATGGAAGACTCTGGTGGATATATGGATTTTAGATATGCTCAAAGAGATATGTTTTATTTTACACAAGCTTGTATCGTAGATAAAAGGTGTCTTGGTGAGTTGTTTGTAAAATCAAGACGTACAGGTTATACCTATCAAATTATATGTCAATTACTGAATGATGCAACATCTTTTTCAAATGCAAGAATAGGTATGACATCTAAATCAAATGATGACGCAGAAAAAGCTTTCTCTAAATTTATTTATGGTTTTTTAAATTTACCTTTCTTTTTTAAACCAATTGTTAAGGGTGTTGAAGATTCTAAGAAAAAACTTGAATTTGCAAAACCATCAGATAGAAGTAAGGCAAGCAAGAAAAATTCTGATACAAATACAGATGACTACTTAAATACATTGGTAGATTATTTACCAACAAAGAACGATTCTTATGATGGTCAAAAAATGTTCAGGTATCTTGGTGATGAGGCATCAAAGTGGACAAAACCATCAAACTTTGAAAAACATTGGGGTCAAGTATCGCCAACATTTGATACAGGTGGTAATATTGTAGGTAAGGCATTTATAGGTTCTACAGTTGCAGCAATGAGAGATGGTGGAGAAGAGTATCACGAATTATATAAGTCTTCTTTAATAAGAAAAAGAAATAAAATTACAGAAAGAACGCCAAGTGGGTTGTATGCATACTTTTTACCAGCTCACAAAAATATGGAGGAGTTTACAGATAAGTATGGTATATGTCACGAAGTAGTAGAAAAAGGTAGTGGTTTTTATAATGTACATGGTGAATTTAAAAAAATTGGCTCTGTGCAGTTTTTAGAGGCAAAAAGAATTAGCAAGAAAAAGGAAAGTGATATAGCTTATAACGAAGAATTAAGGGCTTTTCCAATGACTATTGATGAAGCATTTAGAGATGAGTTAATGCAATCAACTCTTAACATAGAAAAAATTTTATATCAATTAAAAATAAACGAAGAACACGAAATAGAAAATACTTTAGTTAGGGGTAATTTTCAATGGAAAGATGGAGTGTTAGATACAGAAGTAGAGTGGTATCCAAGTGAAAAAGGAAGGTTTTTAATATCTTGGATTCCTCCAGTTGAAATGAGGAATAAATGGGAGTGGCGAACATTGTATGGCAACGAATGTAGGTTTCCTCTTAATGATGATGTAGGTGCTTTTGGTTGCGATACTTACGATATATCAGCGACAGTAGAGGGAGTTAGAAAAGATGGTTCTTATGATGAAGATACAAGTAGGGCTTCTAAAGGAGCTTTACACGGATTAACAGGTTTTTCGTTATCAGAAATACCAAACAATACGTTCTTTTTAGAATATGTAGCAAGACCCAAAACAGCAGAGATGTTTTTTGAAGATGTATTAATGGCTTGTGTATTTTACGGTATGCCTATATTAGCTGAGAATAATAAACCAAGATTATTGTATCATTTTAAAAACAGAGGATACAGAGGGTTTTCAATTACACGATTCGATAAGGTTGAAAATAGATTATCACCAACAGAAAGAGAATTAGGTGGTATGCCAAACTCTTCTGAAGATGTTAGACAAATGCATGGTTCTGCATTGGAGAGTTACATAGAGAAATATGTAGGAGAAGATAAAGATGGTGAAATTTCAAGAAATATGCCATTTAATTTCACCTTAAAAGATTGGATGAAATTTGATATTAGTAATAGAACAAAATATGATGCGTCAATTAGCTCTGGATTAGCTATTATGGCAGTAAATAGAAGGTCTTATGTACCTTTAGTTAGGGAGAAAAAAGATATTGTAATAAATTTAAAAAGATATAATAATTAAGATATGAAGAAAAAAGAAGCAATCTCTATAACTTATAGAAGTTTTCCAAGTCAGAATGTTGACTTTGAGGTTCAAAAAACAACAGACTTTGGATTACAAGTTGGAGAGGCAATTCAATTTGAGTGGTTTACAAGAAGCGGAAGGTCTTGTAAGTATTACGAACAAAGAGATGAATTTCATAACAGAAGAATGTATGCGAATGGTATTCAAAGCCTTTCAAAATACAAAGAAAAATTTGCTGTAAATGGAGATATGTCATATCTAAATCTTGATTGGAAAGTAGTTCCTGTAATACCAAAATATGTAGATATAATCTCTAATGGTATGGCTCAAAGAGAGTTTCAGGTAAAGGCTATATCAGTTGACCCAACATCTGTAAAGCAAAGAGCAGATAAAAAGAGAGCTATCGAA